GAAGGTGTACTTGTTGCCATCCTCGGAGCCCAGCTTGCGGAGGTCTTCCATCACTTGGTCCCGCATGCCGAACTTGCTGACAGCATAGGGCACAGTCATGGTGTTCCTCTTGACCAGCTTGCGGGTGATCTTCCCGACCCACCGCATGGCCACCTCGTTGCCAGCATCCGCTGCAGCCTTGGTCAACTCGTTGCTGACCTTGGCGACTTCCGCGTAGATGTCAGAAGGGGTCTCGCTGGGGAGCAGGTTGGTCGCAGCACCACCCACTTCATCACGGAGCATTGCGCTGAAGTTCTGCAGGCCATTGCAGGAGCCATCTAGGCCGACCGACAACGATGACTCGAAGTCAGCCTGCGGCTTGCCAGCCTGGGTCCACTCGACCAGCTCGGCCCACTCGAAGCAGAAGGCAAGGAACTGGTAAGGTGAGTCCGCATCAGCCCAGAAGCGCTGACCATCCAGCGGGTTCTTGGCACTGTCCACGATAGCGTCCTGGTTGTCCTGCACCCACTTGATGCGGTCAGCGAAGGTCACCTTGTCGACACCGTAACAGTTGGCACCGTGTACGCCGAGCCAGTACGCTCCGTTCTCCCCGAGCTTGCACGGGTTGGCGAACTGGAGCAGCGCCTTGCCACTGTCGTCTGACTGCGGGTTCACATACGAAGCCACCGGGTAGCAACGACCTCTCCAGTCCATGGCATGCGGGAAGTAGAGGTTGTCGAACTCGGAGAACTTCTCTGCTATCCACAGCTTGGACGCCATCGACATGCGCTTGGACATCAGTCGGATGTTGTCCTCGTAGACCACAGCGGCGCGGCGCTTCCAGTCCTTGACCTTGGGGTCATCACTGGTAGCATCTGCAGCGAAGTCTCGAGCAGGCAGCGGCAGGTTGTCCCGTGCAGGCAGGCCACCGAGTAGGCCACCACCGTCCCACACTTCACGCATGATGCCCAGCACGCGAGTGTTGATCATCCACGGGGTGTCCTGCAGTGCGTTGATCGCGGTGTAGACCTTGGGCATCTCCCAGTGGCGCATCTCTTCGAGATAGTTGCGATTGGCAGTCTTGACCAGCGAGTAGCGCAGGCCCTTGGTCAGATACCCACCACGGAAGGGGCCAGTCCAGGCACGCGGCTGGGTCACCATTGGCATGAACACCGGGTTGAGGAGCTCGCAGCGGCTGTGCGCCGTCTTGAGCCACTCGAGGGTAGCCTCGGTGGCCACGATCAAATACGGGGTGGAGTGCGCCTGCTGCTGGACTCCCTGCACAATCTCAATCATCCCGGTGGACTCTTCCATCAGGTGCAGCAGGAGCTGGCCGAGCTTCATCTTGTCCACCAGCGTCCACGCGATGGTCTCGAGGCCAGCGAACTTCTGCTGACGCTTGAGCAGGATGTGCCGGTAACCCTCGTTGCTCGACTTGTCGATCTTCTGGAGCAGCTTCTTGTAGAGCCCGGGATTCTCTTTCTTCAGCAAGTCATGGGACAGGCAGTCTTCCAGATTGTTGGCGATGCCCAGTGCCACACGCTGGAGCGGCACACGCTTGGTCATGGCGTTGATGGCCTGACGGGCGGTCACGAATGCGGCCACATCGGGTTCGAACTGGGCGAGGAACTTGATGGCCGATGCACCCCGGCGAGCCTGACCAGCCTGGGCCTCTTCGATGAACTTGGCAATGGCCCCGGTGAGGGACTCCATGGACTTCTTGATCAGCGCCATTCCCGGCTGGGCCTCTGCCTCCCCACGAGCCAGCGCCTTCCTGTACCGGTCGATACCGAGTCCAACTGCTTCACCTTCGAGGGCCTCTTGAACTGCAACAAGGTCTTGGGTCATTGTCATGCTCCTGTGGAATGCATTCACATCTGGATAGTACCGGACAAAGTGGTGGTGACCCTCGGTTTTCTCGGAGGTCACCTTTAGTGGACTACTGGTTGACTACTGGTTGAACTACTAGGGAATCTACTGGGGGATGGCGGTTAGGGTCAGGGGTTGCTACCCATCTTTGGCACAGTCCGTGACACACTCATCCGGTTCTGCATCTGAAAGTGACCCTAAGTCACTGATATGTTTGGCTCCCCGACCAGGGCTCGAACCTGGGACCTGCGGATTAACAGTCCGGTATGTACCTGATTCCACAGGTTGTGTGCCAGCCGGTTCACTCTGCGCTGGCGCAGTCGTGTTCGACTCCGCACCCACGATTTGGGCGTCCCTGGCACGTTCATTGGCACGGTCCATGGTGTCAGCAAGGGCGGTCAGGTCACGGGTCCCGAGGGTCACGTAGAGCTGCGTGGTGGCGATGTTCCTGTGGCCCATCCACTTCTGCACCCGGAACGCATCCATGCCTTCGGCAACCATCCGTGAGCAGCATGTATGCCGAAGTGCATGAATCACGAACTCCGCTTCTGAGGCCAGCCCGAGGCCCTCACGGCAGCGCTCCCAGCAGGCGTCAGCGCTATCCACGGTGAACAGTGGGAATGCCTTGGCGGCACCACCAGCGAGCCTACGGGTCATGATCGAGGCAACCCGCTTGGTCATCGGGATGATGCGCGGCTGGTCACCCTTGGTTTCCCAAGCTGCGATGGTACGGGACTCGAAGCTGACCTCGCTGGGTCCCACGCGGAGCATCTCGCCGATGCGGAAGCCAGTGTCCAGCAGGCAGGGCACGAGGTCGAGCATGTCCAGATCGCGCTGCTGGCCGAGCTTGCGCTCCCGGCCTTGCTTGTCGCGGGTGATCTTCGCCGCTTCGGTGAAGTACTCCAGCACGAGCGACTCCTCGCGCTGGGACAAGATGCGGATGCGCCCCCTGCGCACCTTGGCACGCTTAATCTCAGGCTTGCGAACCCTGGCCTGGGCGAACAACACCGAGAGCATCGACAGGCGCTGGTTGATGGTCGAGGGCGACAGCCCTGCAGTGACCATGTGCCGCTTGTACGCTGCGACCTCCTCGTCACCGATGGAGGCCATCGCGGTGTCCGGCTTGAAGTACTCGGCGACTGCTTTGAAGTTGCCTTCGATGGTGCGCTGTGAAGTGCTGACGCGCCACGGTTCGTGGTCCATCAGTGCAGCGTCGAAGACAGCTTGAAGGGTTGGCGCATTGGGGGCCTGCTGTGCAACCTGAAGGGACAGGTGGTGGCGCTCGATGCGGTCATGCTCTGCCCATGCAAGGGCCTTGTCGGTGCCCACAGCGATGCCCGTGCTGGAGCGTACCCGCTTCCCCGAGGGGAGCGTGAAGCTGGCCTGCCAGATACCGTCGCGCGCTTTGAGCATGATGCTATTCCTTTGGTGTCAACAACCGGACAGTTGCCCGGTCGAGTTCTTTAACTAGGTCCTCCCCACGAGCTGTGAGCTTGACCAGTTTCCTCCTGCGGAACCTCGGGTCATCGAACGATTCGATCAGCCCGTAGCCCTTCTTGAAGGACCCTTGCACGTACATTCCCTCACCGAGGACCGAGCAGTTCCTCGACACTGAGGACTGGGCTACTCCGGTTGCCTCGGCTAGGTCAGCCATTACTGTCTCGCTAGCCTGCGCTGCGACGGTCAAGAACGTCAAGACTTGCTGGGTGGGTATATCGGACACCTCAATGAATCGCTGCATCACCCCCAGCCCTGCCTTAATCACCAGCACTGCTCTGCTGCTTGGCATAAATCCTCCTGTTGAACTTCCTGCTGATCACTATGTCCCAAGGTCCAAGTGTAACCTCGGTGTCGTCTTTGGTCCATCCTTGCTCAATCCGGAGCAGCGGTCTTTTGTGTACTGGTTTACCTGATGCCCGTGTTACGACTATGTCGATTCCGAAAGCATTCAATTCGCTCCTCCTTCACTACCTCGCGCCCCCCCGTGGTCCGCCCATCCAGAGCAGCTTTGTGACGCGGTGGGCTCTAGCTGCAGCCCCCTCGCTGCAGCAGCCGGTACTCCTACTTACTCACCTCCATCCGACCTCAATAAGGATATGCTTATACATAGAATACATCAAACATTGTTCGCAGTGGTAGGACTTGTGAGTAGCCCATGGGTCTGCGCCTCAGATGTGCTGGTTCGCTGCGTAGAATGCCCGTGCCATCCCGAGCGGCGTCATGCTGCGCAGTTCCTTGGTGTGCTCTGACTTCCCACCGAGCAGGCCACTCCAAGACCCTTGGGCGCATGCCCTGACAGGTTCCAGAGGGCTGTTGGTCATGGCCTTGAACGTGCCCCATAGTCCAGTCTTCTTGGTGTAGCGGTTCGATGTCATGTACTCAGACAGGCCCCACTCTGCCTCCTGCTTCTCAGGCTGGGCCACTAGGCCAGCGAAGTCGCACGGATTGAACCAGACAGGTGTGCCGAGGCTCGGGCGCAGCTTACGCAAGCGACCTACAGGGTTCTCCAGCGCCCAGCAGTCTGGGCTCAATTTCTGGGCCAGTGCTACGCATGCATCGACCAGCGCAAGTGACCGCGCTGTGGTTCCGTCGGCATCCTTGGTGGGCCAGTACTGCGCCCCGCTGACACTGAAGTCGGTGCATACGGGAGCAGCGAGTACGCACACGATGGTGGCATCGTCGCACTGGGATGCGGCACGGGCGTCTTCGATCACCTCGACCGCGAAGAGCGTGGTGCAGTCGTCGCCGTGCTTCAGGTCATAGCACAGCACCGTGTGGCCAGCTTCGTGCCACGGTCTGGGCCATGTGCCACTATAGTCGCACAGTGAGACGACAACGCGGGACTTGTTGATGCCATTACCTACGAATGCTTTCATGGAATGATGCCCTTTATGGTTTGGTGGCAGAAGTGGATAGGAATGGGCGAAAAATCAGGCTGCGCTGGGCTCAATGTCGGACAGGTGTAGCTCCATCACTGTCGAGAACGAATCCCTGTCAGGGGCTAAGGCCACCACCCGCACCTTGAAATGCCCTGTGGCGTTTGGCTCAGTTATGACGGTCCACGAGTAGCGCTCGTCCCCTTCATCCCTGCGGCTTGGTTTGATGACTACCTGCTGACCTATGGTGGGCACGGTGCTCATACCCGCCCCACGATCAACAGCAGCGCGAGAGCGATGGGGTAGCCTTGCTTGCGCAGATTGCGGGCTGCCTGATGGGCTCCTGATACCTCGACCTGCTGTCGTACTTTGCGAGCGAGGAAACGACCGGCGAACGTGTTGATTTGCGTGATGCTCATGGCTTACTCCCAAGTTTCGAAGGTGGACGAAAAGTCAGCACTGGGCGGTAACCCGCCATCAGCAAGTTCCCGTATGAGGGACCAGAGGCGACGCAGGGCGGCGCTCATACTTGCACCATGAGTTTGCGCAGGGTTTCAACGAATTGCTCCGGGTAGAGTGCTACAGCCATGCCTGTCGTGATGTGATTGCGACCGCCGCAGTAGTCCTTCCTGCCCTTGCATGTCCGGTACATAACGCTGACCCCTGAGCTACCGACGCAGGACTCGTACAGCTGCACATACAGCGTGTCAGTGTGCAGCGTGACTTCGCCAGATACCGCCATGCCTCCTTTGTTGCTGCGCAAGTCGCGGCCAGCTAGTGGGATACCAAGCGCTGCAGCTACCTGTGCTAGGAACTGGGCACCGTGGGTGTGCAGCGTGTACTTGTCCCGTGCTGCACCCATGGTGTACTCATTGATCCCCGACAGGCGCAGCGCTGCCAGTGCCCTAGGTGTGAAGGTGCTCATGCGATTCTCCCGGCGTCGCTGGGCAATACGTCCCAATGCCCCGCGTCATTGATGGCTAGCAATTCCCCGTTGCCCAGCACTTCCTGAACCGTCCAGCGTTCCCCGTTGTATTCAATGCGTTGCATGGTGTGACCTTTCAGTGCCCTGATGGGCGTTAATGATGCGTTGTTGCATCCCATAGTCCACGGCATGGCATGGACTAGTGGATACATTAAACCGAGCGAAGGGTGATATAGCGTTGGACCTTGAACTGCACGCCGTGGGCAATGATCGCTATCGAACCCTTGCGGTTGTTGCCCGTCCCGCTGCAGGCTCCGCATTGCTCGCAGGTCAACTTTCGGCCTGCCTCTTCACTGGCGGGGCATTGCACTTCACGGTATGCCAGCGGGTCAGACTCAAGCCTGACGGTGAATGTCCGCCAGCCTAAGCGCTGGGCCTCGTTCCGCTCCTCAGGGGTGTCAGCGGATGCCATGACCATGCCCTGCAGTGCATCAAGGTGTTCCCATGGTAGGGAAGCATTGCGCCATTGGTGAGTGTACCCAGTGTGCCCCTTGGCTCCCGCTATCAGCGTTGCCCAGATCACGGCAGGCACTGCTGCAGGGTCACCGTATGTTCCAAGCCTGACCATGCGACCGGCACCAATCGCCGCTATTGCATCGACACCGTGGGCAGCAGGGTACTTGCCCAGCTCTAGGGTCTTGAAGACTACGGTAGGACCTTGGCTTACCACGACATAGCATGAGCCCCCATTGGCAGGCCTATGCTTGCAGTCTCCGCATACGCTGGCATCCTCGCCAGTGTTCAGGTTAGCGCTGGGCCTTATGCCGTTGTCTGACAGTATGTAAGTCTGGACCATGTTGCCAGTCTTCCGATTGCCAGAGCCCATCAAGGCGATGGCTACGATAGGCTTGCCATCGAGTAAGCTAGGACCACGGTATATGATGTATCCGGTAGGCTTGCGCTGGGCATTCATGACAGCACCTCAGCGCATTGGAGTATCCGTACCAGTGTCCTAGCCCATTCGTTAGCTTCAGCATGCTTTCCGCATGCCTTGTAAGCTATTGCCTTTGCCAGTGCCCTAGCTGCCGCTGCCCTATCTATGTTCATGCTGTTCCCCTTGTCGTTTCGTTGGTCGGTCGTTTCGTTGGTCTCGCTGCCATACTCGCAACATGCATGCCACAAATGGATTCAATGCAGAAATGAATGCATAACCCGATGATTCCACAAGCGAAAATAAATAGATTGACCCTGTGAAAAAGCGGGCACGGTTCATGCTCGCATGGCATGCACTTGTCGATTAATCGCCAGGAGCGATGAAATTCCGACATGGTCTAAAGCTCACAGCGTCGCTAGGTCAGCCTTGCTGTGAGTACGTGCTGTGGATACGAGATGTGGACTGGCTGTGGACTGGCTGTGGACCCGAGGTGACTGATAGTCGTAGGCTATGCTTATGCTGTGCTGATAGTCTCAGGCTATTGACGAAAACGAATAGATACCAGACCGCAGAGAGACGCCCGGCTATTGCCACGGGTCCACGACTAGACCACGAATCGAGGCCTGCCGATGCTCCGAGCTGTGCCCCAACGGATTCCTAATCCGCAGGCTTGCCTTGATTTCATTGGGGAATCCCCATGGTGTGCCTCGAGACTGTGCCAATGCTTCGAGCTGTGGCCTTGCTGTTGCCTCGAGCTGTGGCCCAGGCTGGCCCCGGGGCTACCCCAAGGGGGGACTGCCAACGCCTGTGGATTGTCGGAGGGTCCTGACTAATTTTCTACAAATCATTCCAGGGTCCCCCACCTGTCCACTACCAGTCCCCTTATCGACACATCAAGCTCACATGTCGATGCCACGTACATGACCAGTAGGTTCCCCTTGGTGGTCTCTCAGTGTCGGAGTAGTATCAAGGGCACCACCCACCCACCAGGAGTCCACCATGAGTACACGAGTCTGGACCATCATCAGCTTCATCATCGGGGCCATCATCTTCAGGCTGCTGGTCCGCATGTAGGCCACCAGTGGTTCACCACCAGTTCACTACTAGATAACTACTGGTTCCACTATCTTTACTCCCCTTCCCATGGCCATCACCGGGTAGCGCGTAGCTACAAGGGTCAGGGGTTGCTACCCCTTTCCCTCATAACTCCTTGATCTAGTTCATCCAGTTGGAACTTTGCTGAGGCATGCCGAAAACCTGCCCAACGAAGTCAGCCAGCTCCTTGTTCAGGGCAGCTTCCCGGTGCTCGTCGAGGTTCTTCTTCACGTCCCTGTCCATCTGTTCGACCCAGTACGCTACTGCCATGGCGAGGACATCGATGCGGTCATCCTTGCCCAGTGCCCCTCGCTCGCGGGTGATGCGTGTGAGCTGGTACAGGAGCTGGTACTTGGCTTCAGAGTCTTCCGCATCGGAGCTGATGAGGCGCTCGTCGATCACCAGTCGATGCTGGTTAAGCACCGGCTCCAGTGTGTCGATGATGCGCTTCTCCTTCTGGATGGACGACACGACATCCTCGGTGGTCACCGGGTAGATGCGAGTCAAGAATGGAGTCAGCAGCTTGGTGAACATACCATCACCGAAGTTGCTCTCGATGATGAGGTGTCGCACCTTGCAGCGCTTCGCTATGTTCGCCAGCTTCTCCAGGGTGGCGTCGTCGTATCCACCCTTGAGACCACCAGCCTCGAGCACGTAGAGGAAGCCATTGAGCATGGCCACCACAGCGTAGCCAGTCTCGTCACCACCACGCCCCGAAGGGTCAATCGACATGACCACCCCCTGGTACTGGAGGAAGTCCTTGCTGATGAACAAGGGGCGGTGGTAGCGGTCCCCGCTGAGGCCCACCACCGGGAGGTGGTTCATGATCTGGTCAGGACCACTTCCCCAGGCCAGAGACACAGGGGCCAGCTCGTTGTTGATGCTCAGGACGATGAGGTCCGAGAGCTTGAGCGGGTAGCGGTCTTGATCGCTGACCGAGCTGTCGAGCATGAACTGCAGCGCGAAGCCTGAGCGGCCGTAGCTCCCCTCGCGTTCCAGCAGGTCCATGTCGTGGAACCTGCCGGGGTCCGTAGGGGCACCACGACCGGAGCACTGCACGTCCAGCGTCGGGTCCGCGTCGAGCGCAGCACCGATGATGGGGGCCAGCCGGTTCCCGTAGCGCTCCCGTAGTTTCCCCTTAGGGTAACGGGCAGGCCACACGCGAATCTCGTAGCCACGGGCGGGGAGGGAGTTGTAGAGGGACATCTCTGTCTGAGGAGTCCCGAGGTAGATGATCTCTCCACCGGGGGCCAGCACTGCGTCGAACTCCTTCACCAGCTCGGATAGTCGCTCCCGCATGGTGTGCGTGAGGGAGTTCTTCGGGACCTCGATGTCGTCCGCGATGATGATGGTAGCGCGGCCACCAGTGAGCTGGCCGGTGATACCGACTGACTTCACTGAGGGGGCTTGGTGGGGACTACTGGGTCCCACGTCGAAGGCGATGTTGGAGTCTCGCTGCCCAGCGCGGGGCTTGAGGTGGTGCAGCAGGGGCATCTCTTCGATCAGGCGCTTCACGAAGATGCTGAAGGCGTCAGCCCGGTCCTTGCTGGCCGAGACCACCAGGATGCGCTCGTCGGGGTTCTTGAGGAGCCTCCAGAGCACGAAGGCGGCGGTAATCCATGACTTGCCCACGCCCCGGAAAGCCTCGATGACGCGGCGGCGGGGGCCATTGTGCAGGTACTCGGCGATGTCGAACTGGACGGCGGTGGGGAGGGGCAGGCCCAGGTGCTGCCATACGAGGAACAGGAAATTACGGAAGTCAGCCAGGACGGCTGGATCGATGTCTATCATGGAGTTCCGGTTGGAATGCGGCTGTGGCTTGATAAAACAAGCGCTGTGGGGCGTTCAGGAGGGGGTCCGACCTCGTGGGTCAGGTCCCCGCCCAAGCGCTCTGAGGCCCCTTGTGAGGGCTCCAAAAGGCTCGTAGGCTAAGTCCTTGATTTACAAGGAGGCCCAGTTAGTGCTTGACGTGGGAGTCCGGAGAGTCATCCCCGGCTTCATCAGCGCCTGCTGATACAGGGAAGGGCAGGGCGCTGGCGAGGCTTGCCAGGGGCTTGCTGGTCCCCGGCGCGGCTTCCACCCCGTTGTCCCGTAGGAACTGCCGGATGTTCGACAGGTGCGCCGCGCTGGGGGTCAGCATGACCACCTCGCCGGTCTCCTTGTTCACCGCAACTTCACCCTTGGTCAAGATCGAGGTCATCACATTGGCCAGCGTGGCGTGCAGCTTGTCCAGTGCGTCCTTGGTTGCTGCGCTCATTACCGGGCCTTCAGCTTGGCTATGAGGTTCTGCACGGTCTGCAGCTCATAGATGCGGATGAGGGTCCAGATGAGGGTCAGCAGAGCGGTCACCTCTGGCAAGTACCCGAAGATCACAGCAACTGTTCCGCTGATTGAGAAGCCGTCTACTACCGGCTTGAGGCTGTCGTTCATTTCGATTCACTTTCTTTGGGGAGTGGCTGCATTACATAGCGCCAGAAGGCAGGGTTGTCGCGCATATGACCAACGAGAGCTGCCCCCATGAAGGAGACGATCTTCTCTTCGAGGTCATAGTCGAGCCCGAGGTTGGCAGTTCCGAACATCTGGTGGAGCGACTCGTGGACCACAGTCTCGCGCTCGCGGTCGTGTGACATCCCTGAGTCGATGGAGATGGCCTGGGTGTCGTGGTCGGTGATTCCGTAGCACTCTTCGCCATCGGACCCCTTGACTGCCCCGGGGGGCAACCAGAGGACCTTGTAGACGAAGCCCATGAAGCGGGACAGCTTAGGTCGTGCGGTGCGTGCCACGGTTAGTACTCGTAGCTGATGTTGACGACCCCACCGTCGAAGGTGTTAGCGCCGCCCTCAGTGGTGACGGTTACAGTCGTCAGTTCTCCTGAAAGAACCTTAGAACCAGCGGCAGTATCGATAGCACCAGAGGAGGTTGCCAAGGAACCAGTGCCAGTCCATGTGTAAGTCGTTGGGTTCTCGATGGTCATCACGAAGTTACCGGAGTAGGTGTATGCAGCCGTCGAGGTGTGCGTCAGTGCAAATCCAGAAGGGTGATCACCGGAGGCACCACCAGACGAAGCCACGGAAACGTAGGAAGTCGACGAGATTCCGGCGGCAGTGCCCAGGCGGACCATAAGCGCGGAGGCACCACTCACGGATACACCGACCAACGCTACCGTTACACGACGCACACCTGACGGCACTGTGAACGTCTTGGTGGTCAACGACGTTGACACCCATTCGGTTCCGATATTTACTCGGACACCCGTACCCGCGTACACGTTGTCAACTAGCCACTTCTTCGTGACAGCGTCCTGATCATTTACAGGGTCCACTACGTTGATGATGCGGTGCGTACGTGCATCGAACAGGTTGGATGCCGTGAGGTTCAGCGCATCAGTGGCGATGTCGAACGCTTCTTGCGCGAGGTAGAAGTCCTGCAGGCCATCGGTGTTGAGGACCGTATCGGTCAGCTTGGCACTGTTCGCGTAGACTACCAAGCGCACGGTTGGACTGGTGGAGCGGCGCAGCTCGACGATGTCTCCGCTGGTAGCGCTGGACACCAATTGAATCTGCGTGGAAGAGGACCATGTGTAGTCCGTGGTTAGCGTGAGCAGCGTGCCGTTCTTCCTCACAGCGACGTGTGCTTTGTCGATGTAGGGGAACGTCAGGCTGAACAGTGTCGTCGGCGAGCCGGGTGCATATTGAACGTAGGAATTGGCCACGGATGGTGTCCTGTCGTGGTGTGTTGAAAGGGGGAGGACTGGGAGCGCGAAGGCCCCCAGCGGGTATTACTTGCGAAGTTCGGACTTCGGGAACTGCGAGGAGATGTAGTCGTTCAGGTTGCGCATGCCCCAGGTGTTACCACCGGGCATCGTGCTCATGAGGTCCCGAACGTCCTGCTTGGTAGTGATGTTTGTAGCTAACGGGTTGATGCCGCCGACCACCGTGCCCATCCCCTTGTAGAGCTTGTTGGCAAGCATTCCACTCGGGGTCTTGAAGAGGTTACGGTTGTCGGTGTTCGTGGTGGAGCCACTGAGTGGTGATGCGTCACCGCCAGAGCCGACACCCCAAGCTGTCTCGAAGAGCATCGGGGCGATGCCCAGTACTGCCATGCGGTTGTACGCACCCTTGGCGATTCGTTCCAGCGTCAGTCGTTTGTCCAGCTCTTCTGGGTTGTGCGAGAAGTTGATTGACTGCTGCACCGAGTACGACAGGGCCTCACCCATGAACGACATGGTCCATGCGATTGCCATAGTCTGGTCGCGGTAGTGCATGCCCTTCATGAACTGCTTCGAGTGTGCCGCCAGATTGAACGTGCGCAGCTCACTGAATATCTTGCCAACAGTGGTGTGCATCCACGGCATCGTCTCTCCGATGTCATGGTCCTGAATCGCATCACGGACTTCACGGTCCAGCGCGGTGATGTAGTTGTCGTAGGAGGTCGGGTTGTCACGGTGCCAATCCTCGTAGCGAATCTCCTTGACCGTGCCGTTCGCGGAGGAGACGGTGTGGTCCTTGAGGTCCTTGAGTACATCATCGAGGTCGTCAGCGTTAATGCCCTGGCCTACCATCCGCTCGCGCATCTTGTCGCTGATCTTCAGCTTGCCGGTTGCCATGTTGTAGTGCTTCTGAATCATGATGGCGGCGGTGAGTTGTCGTGTGGCTGAAGTGAAGTGGGAGTTGCCAGAGATGATGTCCACAGCGTGTGACGCTTTGTTGGACGCGCTCTCGAAGCGGTTGAGTCCCTTGTCGTAGGTGTGCTCGGTCACTTCGTGCTGCCTTGCATACCCGGCGACCTTCTCAGTACCGTGCCCGGTCATAGCACTGATGACTTCCTGCATCTCAGTGGTCGCGCCCTGTCCACTGCGGAGCGCTGTGAGGAACTCCCTGAACGCCGGTAGTTGCTGCCAGAAGGCGCGAGCAGTTCCCAGCGCGATGGCGTTCTTCATCTCGAATGCTGCTGCCACGCCGAGCTGCCCGAGGAATGCCGAGCGAGTGTAGGCACGGAACGCACCGAGAAAGCGGTCGCCACGGTTGAACGACTGGGTGCTCATAGGGCGACCAGTGATGTGGTCGTACATGTCCATCACTAACTGCTTCGAGCGGTTGTATTGCGCGGAGTCCGTGGTGTCGGCCTGATTGGCTGTGTGGTACTCCTCGGCTTCCATCATCTTCTTGGTGAAGGCCTCGCGTGAGCGATAGCCCTTCTCGGCCATAGCGATGTGACCACCCATGCTGTTGATGTACTTGTCCACCAACAGGCGCGAGTCGTTCTCGAAGAGGCTCGAGATGCGGAACTCCTTG